ATGATGAATCAAGAATCTTTAACTTGATGGCAACTCCTGGTTATCCAGAATTAATTGGTGAAATGATTTCATTAAACAATGACAGAGGATTGTCAGCGTTTATCGTTGGTGACTCTCCTTTCAGATTAACACCAGATGCAACAAGTTTACAGAACTGGGCATCCAATGTTAACCTTGCAGTTGAAGACAACGACAATGGTTTAGTGAGCACAGATGAATACTTGGGTGTGTTTTATCCATCAGGATTCACAAGTGACAACTTTGGTAACAATGTAGTTGTTCCACCAAGTCACATGATGATGAGAACAATTGCTTTAAGTGACCAAGTCAGTTTCCCATGGTTTGCTCCAGCAGGAACTAGAAGAGGTGGAATTACAAACGCTTCTTCAACTGGTTACATCACAAGCGAAGGTGAATTCCAATCAACAGCATTGAATGAAGGTCAAAGAGACACATTGTATTCAAACAATGTTAACCCAATCACTTTCATCACAGGTGCTGGATTAGTTAACTATGGACAAAAAACTAGATTCGCTGGTAGTTCTTCATTAGATAGAATTAACGTGGCTAGATTAGTAATTTACTTAAGAAGTCAATTGAACAAATTGGCAAGACCTTATGTGTTTGAACCTAACGACAAAATCACTAGAGATGAAATCAAGGCTCAAGCAGAAAGTTTATTACTAGAATTATTAGGTAATAGAGCAATCTATGACTTCTTAGTTGTGTGTGACGAATCCAACAACACACCTACAAGAATTGATAGAAATGAGTTGTACTTGGATATTGCTATTGAGCCAGTCAAAGCAGTGGAGTTCATTTACATTCCATTAAGATTGAAAAACACTGGAGAAATATCAGGTTTATAATAAGATAAATATTATAGGAGAAACAAATGAGTATATCTACACTATCAAAAATTACAGTACCTTTAGACAGCAGTCAATCAGCGTCTAATCAAGGTCTGTTAATGCCAAAGTTACAGTATCGTTTTAGAGTTACACTAGAAAACTTTGGTGTATCTACACCAACTACTGAACTTACAAAACAAGTTGTGGATATCACAAGACCTAATTTATCTTTTGAAACAACAACAATTGACGTTTACAACAGTAAAGTTTATCTTGCTGGTAAACACACTTGGGAACCAATCACACTTACATTAAGAGAAGATGTTGCTAACAATGTTCAAAAACTTGTTGGTGAACAATTACAAAAACAATTTGACTTCTTTGAAATGAGTGCGGCGGCTTCAGGTGCAGACTACAAATTTGTTACTAGAATTGAAATCACAGATGGTGCTAACGGTGCCAATGCTGTCAACGTTCTAGAAACTTTCGAATTGTATGGTTGCTATGTTAATCAAGCAAACTACAATCAATTAGCATATGGAACAAGTGATCCAGTCACAGTAACTTTAAACATCACTTATGACAATGCTATCCAAACTCCACAAGGCACTGGTATTGGAACTGCTGTAGGCAGAACTGTAAATACTTTAATTACAGGCGGCGGTGCATAATTTTCGTAAGCATTTATAAATCGAAAGAGGGGCTTCGGCCCCTTTTTTGTTTTTAAAACATCATATTTTCCACAACATAAATACTGTATATGGCAAACTTACTCAAAGGTTTTTTAGATAATGTGTTCAAAGGTACCTTGAATCCTAAAGGTAATTTGGCAGATTTTGCTCATGCATCAAGATTGTATGTTGATGATAGTTTTAGATTAGCACCCAAACAAAAATTTTTATATCACGTTGTATTCAATATCAATCCGTCAGTAAACACAATTTCTGATCCACCAATAGTAAATCATAAAAAAGAATTGAATATGTTGGTCAAAGATGTCAGTTTGCCAACATACACTATAGATATGGTCACTGCTCAACAGTACAATATCAAAAGAAAAATTCAGACCAAGATATCTTACGATCCAATCACTATAAGTTTCCATGATGACAACTATGGTGTTACCACAGCACTATGGGAAACTTACTATAGATATAATTTTAAGGATGGTTGGTACGGAACTAAAAACAGTGTTGGCGATCCAAACACCAACACAGATCAACCTTATGGTAAAAATAAAACCATTAAGGGATCAGACTCAAACACAGAAAGATTTGGTTTAGATTCAGATAAGACCGATCCATTTTTTACCAGTATCCAGATTTATCAGATGGCAAGAAAGACATACACTTGCTACACATTGGTAAATCCAATCATTCAACAGTGGAGACATGACACCTTGAACAATCAAGAATCGGCACCGGTTGCCAATCAAATGATTGTGGAATATGAGGCAGTGTTTTATTCAAGAGGCAGAGTATCTGCCAATGGATCACCACAAGGGTTTGGCGAGGAACACTATGATAAAACACCTTCACCTAATTCATTATCGGGTGGCGGTTCAACAAGTCTATTAGGCACAGGCGGAATATTGTCAGGATTATTTGGCGAAGGTGATGGACCATACACCTACATAGGCAGTAAACTTGGTGCAGGTAAAAGAGGTATCACACTGGGTTCGATCATACGAACTGCCAACAGATTAAAAAATGCAAAAAAATTATCCAAAGAAGGATTACGTCAAGAAGGATTCAATATTTTAACAGGCGCTATTGGAAGAATTGGTGGCACAGCAAACACTCCAAATGGTGTACCAAACACATTGATTGGAAGAAGCAGTGGTGCGTTAGCAAATGTAGCCAAGGCATTCACCAAAGCAGTGATTAAGAGAAACTAATGTCAAACATACCTATACAAGACCAAGACAGTTCAAGAAAAGTAAAAGAATTTTATAACAATTATTTCAATGAACCATTAACTTTTCCCAGCAATGATGTTGATGCTGTAATAGGATATTTTGAATCTAGGGGATTTGATAGACAGGCAAGTATCAGTACTGCAACTGTTATTTTAACTCAAGCCAAATTGGATCAAGTAAAAGTTTTTGAATTAATTGATACACTTAAAGGTATGTCAGATGTTCAATTAAGTTATATCGTGACTGAAGTTCTTAACCACAATCGCAGTAACACATCTTCACTGGGATATAAAGTTGAACCAAGCAATAATCTTTTAGAAAAAAGAAACGTGGTGGTATAAGCCATGGCGAAGTTCGCTCAAGGTAGATTCCAAATGAAAAATCCAGACAAGTACGTTGGAGGCCGATCTCCATTGTATAGAAGCAGTTGGGAATTTGCTTTCATGAGATTTTGTGATGAAAGTCCCAGTATTTCTAAATGGGCCAATGAAGCATTAAAGATTCCTTACAAGCATCCGCTTACAGGAAAATTTACAATCTATGTGCCAGATTTTTTTATTGCCTATGTGGATAAGAATGGCAAACCACACGCAGAAGTAATAGAAATAAAACCAGAAAATCAAACACTTTCAGAAAAAGTAGGACGCAGTAGACACAATCAAGCACAATTGATCATCAACAAAGCCAAATGGGAAAGTGCCCAGATGTGGTGTAAAAATAAAGGATTCAGATTCAGAGTGATCAATGAAAAAGATATATTCCATAATGGTAGAAAAGGATAATACCTATCTATAAATAATTGTATGACCAAAAAATTAGAAGAACTTCTCAATCTTCCAGAGTCACAGGACATCGTGAAAGAGGAAAAAGAAAAGGCCCAAGCCGAAGAAAAGAAGCAAGAAAACAAAAGCAGACAGATTGATCAGCAAAAAAATACTATGAGAGACATTGCTGAGTTTGATAAGATTGCGGCGGCACTACCAAAAGTTGAAGGATTAGGTGACATGGGTGATGCTGAATTGGATGATGTGGGACAAAGAGCCATTACTGCTTATGAAGATCTCATGGATCTTGGCATGAATGTGGAAAGTAGGTACTCTGCACGTATATTTGAGGTTGCAGGACAGATGTTAAAAACCACACTTGATGCTAAAGTAGCCAAGTTGGATAAGAAGTTAAAAATGGTGGATTTACAATTAAAAAAGCAGAAACAAGATGCACAAACAGGTGATTCTGATGCAAATGTGGTACAAGGAGAGGGATATGTGATTTCAGACCGTAACAGTTTGCTGGAGAAACTTAAAAAGATGGATAAATACAACGATGACAAGTAGATTAAAACAAATACTAGCAGAAAGCACAAAAACATACCCATTTAAAATTGGTATAGCGGGCGATTTGCCGGAAGGATTCGCTGATCGTTTAGAATCAGCATTGGAAAAATTTGTGGTTGTTAAGATGAGCAACGGCAAGAAAACTCCAATACAAAAAAGACCATTAGATTTTCCTGCTCTTGAAAATGAGAGAGCAACATATTTTGAAACAGAATTACAATACCCAACAACAACGCAAGTTCTACAACAATACATCAAAAACTATTGCAGTATACCTGAAAGCAATATCATAGTTAGAAATCCAAATGAACCACAGGAAGCATACCAAGAGCCTAAGTCAGATAAACCATACGAAGCAATGTTGGACAGTGCTTATGAAGATTCAAAAGATGAACAGAAGTCAGTGGGTTCAATGAGAGTAATGGAATTGTTAAAAGAATTAGAAAAAGCACGTAAAGAAAGACACGCACCAGATGCCGCAGGCGATATTAAAGCAGGTGGTGATGTAATGAAAAGTGAAGAAGACAGCAAAAATAAAATGTCACCTATTTCAGGGAAAGGTAAGAAAAAATAATGGACATAAGAGATTTTTTATACAAGATTGATGCAATTCAAAACAAAGAACAGATGAAGGCTGATGTGAAAAGAACACACATCAAAGAAGCATCTCAAGTTATGTTATATGGTGATACACCAGCAGACATGGCGGCAATAGCCCAAATTTTTAGAAATGCAGGAATTACTCCTCCACCAGCAATTATGCAAGGACCTACTCCAGAAGAATCTGTAGCAGAAGAAATTCCAGGCAAAGCAAACACTACTCCTGAACCAGAATATCAAGACACACAATACATGACAAAAGATTTGTCAGGTGGTGCAAACAAAATTAAAAAAATGTACAGAAAAGAATATCCTGGCGATAATCCAATGGCAGTTGAGGATGAATCTTCTAAACAAGACAAAATTAAAGAAGCATTAAAACAAGCCTATTTGGAAAAGAAGGCTCAATCACCATACGCAATTGGCATGGCAAAAGCAATGCAGATGAAAGGTGACACACCACCTTTAGAAAAAAGCACAATTAAAAAAGCACACGACATAGCCAAAGCAATCAAAAAAGACAAGTAAGCATTTAATTTTCTCTAAAGATAGTTAAATATTTTTATGAGAGACACTTACACTTGGGCTTTTTACCAGGTAGTAAAAGAAGTCCAAGTAAAAACAGGTTATGAACTTCCACACAGATTGGAATCTTATGTCACGATTCTATTGGCTAATCACATAGACAAAGCAGACTTCCTTCCTAAAAAAACATTCGCTGAAAGTTTTATGAATCTTTGTTATACTTCTTGGCGCGATGCCATTACCTTGGCTGACACTTGTTTGTTTATGACTGGAGTTTTTCCTGATTATCACAATGCCAAAGGTTTTGATGTGGATTATTTCAGCAATATAGGAAAAGCATCATACAACAAAGCCACCGATAAAAACAGCGATCCAATCTATGATACACTTTCAAAAAACTTTGATTTTGTGCGTGATTTCATCTCTATCACAGTCAATAAGAAGGATTTCACCCCCGTATTATAGCATAAGTATAATATATGGCAAATAAAAGTTTAGATGGTGTTTTAACCAAAAAAGCACACCAACGAGAAAGATTCACAGAAGAGCAAATAGCAGATTTGGCGGCTTGTTCCAATGCCAAAACAGGATTTGAATTCTTTGCTAAAAAGTTCTTTTACATACAGCACCCTGTTAAAGGCAAATGTCTGTTTAATCCTTTTCAGTATCAACAAAGATTATTACACAGTTATCACGATTATAGATTCAACATCAATATGTTGCCGAGGCAGAGCGGCAAGACCACCACAGCGGCTTGTTACCTATTATGGTTTGCTATGTTTCATCCAGATCAAACCATATTGATTGCGGCACACAAATAC